GATTAAGGGACGCTGAATTAGTGGCCGCTTTTCCAGAATTACAATTGTTTTCCAATTTTTTGGAAGACGTTTACAGGGTATTTAACAAGTATTCAGACGTTAGAAACTTTCCTAGTCAAGACGTACAAAAAATTTTAAGAAAGATAGACGATATTAGAACAATAGCAATATCAATACAAAACTTAACAACAGTTAGCGGAGCAATTAATTTAGCTGATAGATTTTTGGACGGTAGAATTTCTAAGTTCATTAAAATGATCTCTAAATTAATAGATCCTAAAAAAATAATTCCTTTCTTAAAAATAATCATAGACGTATGTAGAGTAATTATAAGAATTACTAACACTATATTAAGATTTGTATCTTTCTTTAGTAATATTATAACTCTATTTTTATTATTGGTAAAAGTGTTTTGGATTTTAAGAAAGTTCTTTTTAGGTGTTCCTATTCCAAATGCGTTTACCACTGTAGGTACTACTACAGTTGCTGCGGATGTTTTGCAACAGACTATTAAAGAACTAGGATTTTTGTTCTTCTTAAAAAGATTAAAACAGATAAATCAATTTTTACAAACTATCATAGGATTTTTGAGAAGTTTAGTGACTAAGTTATTTACTTTAGTAGAAAAAATTACAGCCCTAATATTCAATATTGAAGCTTGTTATGCAGATTCAAGCGAATTATTAGATTCCGGTTCAACATTACAATCTGAACTAGATCAGTACGGTTTAGATCAATTAGCAGGAGGAGGTACTAATATCAATCCTACTAATAGATCTGGAGGAGGCGCTGGAGGAGCTGGTGGAACAGGAGGAGCTGGTGGAACAGGAGGTAGAGCCGGTGGTGGTAACGCAAGTGGTCTTAATAATAATAGAGGAAGAGGAAACGAACAAGACGCTACTAATATTTCTGGTAGAGTTTTAGATGCTAACGCAAATGGAAACGGATTTGGTGTAATAAATGTAGTTCCTAGTGCAAGTGATTTAAATGCTAGAAGAAGAGGCACTTATATAGATCCAGCATTGTTACAAGAATTTAAAGATGTAAGAGATCTTTTAAGAGATAGAGCTCAAAGACTATTGGAATTTTTAAACAATTATTTCGATAAAAAGAACGCTAAGAATAATACATTCGGACCTTACACTATAGAAATATTAACAGAACAGTCGGTAGATACTGAAATAAGATTAAGAAGAAGATACGGTATCGCTATAGACAATAAAGGAATACTAGCCACTCAATCAGATGCTACTTATGCATCGGACGATAAAATTATTATTTCTGAGGTTAAAGCTAAATTACTCGCTTTAGGTTTAGTTAATACAGGAGCTTTAGGCTATTCTCAAAAAGCTAACGTAATGTTAAACGGACTTGGAGGCACTAACGCAAACGGTCAATCTGGAGCTTCTGGTCTTAGAGATCCTTTAATGACAGGTCTTGGAGATTTGTCTGCTTCTAAAACTGGTCAAAATATAAATCCGGCTGGAGGTCTAAGTCAAACTTTTGGTTTAGGAGGTATAGCTTCTAATAATCAATCTTCTGCATTAAATAGAACAAAAGCTGACGGTTCTCCTTCGAGTCTATCTATTTCAAATGCTAGTGTAGATGGAATTGGCACTGGTTTAGACGGAATGACAATTAACGTGTCTGACGATGATTACGGAAATAGCTTGGATTCTTTCTTATCAGAAGACGCCAAAAGAAAACAAACTCAATTAGAAGGTCAAAAAAATCAAAGCGGTGGAAATCAACCTAACTTAGGATTTTCTGGATTTTCTGCTAACGATATTGCCGTTATGGAAGAGTCTATGAACTTCTTGACAGACGACGATATTACTATAGACGATATTGAATTTATGGAATTTGATACTGGAGAAGACGATCCAGATAGCGAAGACGATGATCCACCAGAAGGTTTAGGTATCAATGGATTCATCAATAGTATTAAAGGAGGTAAAAAGTTAAGAAAGAGAATGAGAAAGATGATGGCTAAAGCTTCGTCAGATCTTGCAAATAACTTAAAGCAAACTGATCCAAGTGGAAAGTATGGAGGAAAAATTGCAAATAGACAGGCCAACAAACAAGCTATAGCAGAAAAGAAAAATAAAATTACAGACTTAAGAGAACAGATCTCTAATTGGAAAAAAGAAAGAGCAGCGTCTTTATTATTAGGACCTATTGCTTTTGCGTTAGCAAAAAAAGCGTTAGATCCAAAAATAGAAAAGAACGAAAGAGAGATAAAACAATTGGAAGCAGAAATTAAGCAATTGGAAAGCGGTCAATCTGTATCTAGCACAAATCAATCTGCGCAGTCTTCAACCTCTGCAACAGGAGGAGGCCCAGGTGGAGGAGGATCGGTAAGTTACGCTGGAAGTGGAGGATCGTATTATTCATCCGAACAAGGCAAATCAGATTCTGTTCAAAGAGTTAAATAAAAAAGGAATATTATAAAATCAATATTTATAGGATATGGCAAAAACTAATCAAATAGACTTACTTAGAAAATTGATCAGGGAAGAGGTTGCAAAAGCGATCCGTCAAGAAATGCCTGCGGTTTTGAAAGAGATGCAGATCCCAAGCGCTTCTAAAGAGGTTATAAAAGAATCTAAAAAGGTAAAACCAACGATCCCAGGAACCCTAAATTCACAACCAGTGCGTCCGGTTCCCAACTTCTCAGGCAATCCTTTGGCAAATATGCTAAACGAAACAGCTATGAATATGGGAGATATGGACGAAGTGTCTTTTACCACAGGAGATTTAGGTGCAGAGTCAATAGGAATAGATCCTACTAGTTTCTTTCAACCAAAGCAAGTGGCAGTAGGAGACGTAAATAGCATGTTGGCAACAGCAAGACCTAGTTCAGATCCAAGCATGGTTCAAATAAACGAAGTACCTGACTTTACGGGTCTTATGAGTAAATTAAAAGCTAAAGGCGTTATCTAATGGCATACAACGCTAGAAAAATATCGCCCCTTGACTTACGTCCATCCACAGCAATAGGAGTTAAAATACCTTTTTCTGCGTTAAACGTTTTTGATAGCGTGTACAGCACTAAAGATCAAACGAAGTATAACTTAATAAACTTCTTGTTAACGGATCCAAGAGAAAGACCTTTTAATCCTAATTTCGGTGCTGGATTAAGATCTTTTCTATTCGAACAATTGGAGACAAATACCTCCGACGATTTAAGAACGATGCTAATCAGTCAGATAGAGTCTAATTTTCCAAACGTTAATATAATCAATTTAACAGTTACTTCGGATGTTAACATAGGAGCAATTAATATAGAATTTAGTTATAATATTAGAAATACAAAAGAGTCAGACGAAGTGTTATTGACAATACAAAACGTATAAAGATGCCAAACAGTACAGATGTAAAATATCTTAATAAAGATTTTAGTTCGTTTAAATCGGACCTAATAGAATATGCTAAATCGTATTATCCTACGGTGTATAACGATTTTACTCAAGCCTCTCCTGGCTCCATGTTTATAGAAATGGCGGCTTACGTTGGAGACGTTTTATCTTTCTATTTGGACAATCAATTACAAGAAACTTTTTTACAATACGCAAAGCAAAAAGGTAATTTGTACTCTATGGCTTACATGTTGGGCTATAGACCAAAGACTACTTCCGCTGCTGTTGTGGATCTTGAAGTATACCAACAAGTGCCTTCGGCTAACGACGCTGGTACTATCGTTCCGGACTTTACTTACGCTGTTACTATTGCTGACGGTATGCAAGTAAGATCAAACATAAATAATTCTAATTTCTTTTACGTTCCTAATAAAGTAGATTTTACAGTATCTTCTTCTTTAGATCCTACTACAGTTTCTACTTACACCGTGGATTCATTTGGAGTACCAACCAGCTTCTTACTTAAAAAGAATACGCAAGCAATATCAGGTCAAGTTAAAACTCAACAATTTAATTTTGGATCTGCTGAAAGATTCATTACTATCAATTTACAAGATACCGACATTATCAACATATTGAAGGTACAAGATTCTAATGGTAATTTATGGTACGAAGTTCCTTATTTGGCTCAAGACTATATATTGAATCCAGTTACAAACACAGCGGCTAACTATCCAGAATTCTATCAGAGCTCTAATCAAGTTCCTTACATGATAGAAAAATTAAACGTTCCTAGAAGATTTACTACGAGATATCAAGCTGATGGAACTATGAATATAGAATTCGGAGCAGGAATTAACCAAGTTTCTGATACTAGCGTAATTCCAAATCCTAATGCAGTTGGTATTGGTCTTACCTCTGGTTTGACTTTATTGAATACTGCTTTCGATCCTACTAACTTTGTTACTACACAAACTTACGGATTAGCTCCTCAAAATACCACATTAACATTCACTTATTTAGTTGGAGGCGGAGCTTCTGCTAACGTATTATCAAACGAATTAACTTTCATAACCAGCAAATCGGTTACTGCCGCAGACGATTCTTTTCAAAATACTATTGTAACTAATAACGTAAATCCAGCTTCTGGTGGTGGAGACGGAGATTCTGATGTAGAATTAAAGTTAAACATTCAGGCAGAATTTTCTAGTCAATTAAGAGCGGTTACTCAAGAAGACTATTTAGCAAGATGTTTAAGCATGCCTTCTAAATTTGGTAAAGTTGCTAAAGCATATATAACAAAAGACGATGCTACGTATACAAACTATTTAGCCGCAGACAATAGTCAA